CTCTCCTCGTTGCGAGTATTTCGCACAAAATCTCTTCGCTACTTTTCGTGTCATACCTTTCGACTTCACTCATGATTGGGCGCTTGGTCACAATAAACCCTTTCAGATACTGATGCAGCCCCCAGCAGTAATCTTCTACTTGCAAATTCCATAACCACTCAAGTATCTCAAATGATCTTCTTCTGCACCAATACCAATAATTGCGAAACTTGACAGCATCTTCTTTTTTAGAGACCTGCGCAACATAAAAAGTTTCTTGACACAAAAACTCTTTTACTTCGGGCGCCCCAATACGAGTTATGCAATAATAGTTGCCCCAACGATATTTAAGTTTTACATGCGCCTTCAGAACTTGAAAATAAAATCTGCGTCGCATGACGTACAAAGCTCTTTGCTTCCAATAAATCGACGCCGATCTTCTTTTTTTCTCTCGCTGAAATGAATGCCCTTGGGGGCGCAGGAGAATTCCGTGCTTAAACGCTGACTTCGTAGCCTTGGGCACAAATTTCTTGCTCTCACGCAAGATTGTAAGTTACAATCGTCGCAAGCTTTAGGAGCTTCATGTCGTGCTTCCCTTCTTCTTCTGCGTGATTCTGCCCGGTGGGGCAGACAAATCGAGCGACGAAAAAATCGTCTCGGGCCGCCTCATGCAACGAACCATCTCAGAAGCAATCAGGGCGGTGGAGGAGCTTTATCCGAGTGCGCTAGAAATCAGGGTCTACAAACAAAAAGCCCTGCAGCCACTTTGAAATTCCCCGCCAGCGACGAAGAAAAAATGCTCGTGCATCAAGCCATGCGCGAGCTGAAACAATCTCTTGCAAAATCAGCGCAACTCGCTGAACATTTAATTTATTTGCTTGACGATAACTTTCTAGCTATTACTGCTGAATACAGAAAAGAGCTTTTTCCGAGCATGAGCAAAATCGAAAGTGCTCTTTGGCAGTTAAGCATTCGCTTTTTCAAAACACTGACGCAAAAAGAAAGAATCATTAAAAGCGAGAGCGAAGCTGAATGAATCACAAATGACCCTGATCCGCTGACTTGTATTGACAGATCTCGCACTCCATCTTACACTTAAGAGGTTCTATGCAAAAACCCTGTCATGACTAGACGCGAGAGAGTGAGGTTCAGACCCGGAGACCTCGTGTTCGTCCGCTTCCACGGGGAGCAGGAGTTTGAAATTGTTGAAGAAGTGCAGTGTGATTCTTTTCTCCCGCACTTCAAATGTAAAACCTGGGGCGGGCGCAGACATGATTACTGGGTGTTCCCGCAAATTCATCTTTCTTCTAAATCAATTCAAACATTGATTCAAGAAACAAATCGCAAACAACTTTCTCTTATCTGATCAGAAACATGGCAACTTTTCTTTCTCGTCGGGAAGCTCAGGAACGCGCGCGTCAAGAAAAAGAGCAAAAGCGTCAAAACAAACTACGTCATAAAGATTTGATGTGGGCGGCTAAGCGACGCTATCTTGATGATAACGAATGGTATGAACTATTTGTCCTTGATCGCACATTTGGGCAGTGGGGTCCGGAACAGGCGGAATATGAATTCGGAGTGCTTTCAGAATTGCGTGAATTTTTTGCGCGTCATCAAGTTGGCAGCAAATGTCCACATATGAACGCGCTTGAGCGTCATCTTGCGCTTCACGCAGAAAAAGAAAGCACAGAGACGAAACAGAAAAGCAAGAAGCTGGTAAAAGCATGACACTTTGTACTACTGGCACAAGTACACCTTAAGTACAAAATGCACATGACCGAAGCACTTGCAAAGTCTCTGGCGCGTGCAGTGCATCTCAGATACAGCATTGTCACGCGACGAGATGAACACAAAAAGCGCGTTCAAGAACTAACGCAAAAAAGATCAGCGCTTTACATAAAAGCAACTGACTACCTAGAAGATTCACCGGCGATGAGTGAATTTCACAGACAACTTGATTTACTCGACAAACAGGAGTTTGAGCTTCATGACGAATTCAAAAAGTTTCTCAGAAAAGCCGACGATGATCTCACAATCGCAATCGGAGAAATTGTACGACAAAAGTTTGGACCCGATTGGGATTTCAATTCAGCTATCTGAACTTGCGCCCGTAATGAATTTACGACAGGCGCAAAAAGCAAATGACATTCAATCTTTGATTTCGCAGCTAGCAATTAGCAAGTTACGCGCAGCAGACAGGAATGACAGAAATAAATATGACATACTAGAGAAGCAGCAAATACAAGCTGCAATTGCTGCATTGCAAATTATTCAGGAGGTTGAAAATGCTATCTGATGACGACAGCTTTTTTGAAAGCAAGGCGCGAATTGCAGAGAGACAACCCTTCACTGCATTGCCAAATTGGATCATCAGAAAACGTGCAGAAGATGCAAAATGGCTGAGCTGTGCTGAATTTTCAATTTTAGTCACACTGCAGTTTTTTGCAAATGGCGCAGGAATTGATTCGTCTGTTTTTCCAAGTTACAACACAATTGCAATGTATTCAGGCGTATCAAGAAGGTCTGCAATTGATTGCATTGATTCCCTTATGAGCAAAAAGCTCGTCAAGAAAGAGTCGAGAAAAAACAAAGACGGTCAGCAATCGAACGTTTACAGATTGATGATTTGGAGTGATAGCGAGCCCGTTCACGAGCCTGGGGGTGGTGCAGAATCTGCACTGGGGGTAGTGCAGGATTTGCACTGGGGTGGTGCAGGATTTGCACCCGAACAAGAACCAATGAACAAGAAAAGAAAAGAAATCCCCCCTGTATCCCCCCAGCGACCTCCTGCGCCGCCCACACCCGCCACAGACACGCCTTCACCCGCTTCTGGTACCAAGAGGGTCAAAGCGACTCAGAGCAGCGTTCCAGACGATCTCAGGCCCCTCTCAGAGCTGATCTGCAGCTTCTTCAACGATCACAAAGCAGGGGCGAAGACGCAACGAGCTTTTGAGGGATTGATTTTGCAACTAAGGAAAATCTTGCAAGATAAAAGCGGTGGTATGCAGCATGTAAAAAAGCAACTGCAGATCGCTATCGAGAAATCGCAAATGGGCGAGAAAAAATGGAGTTCGATTACTTACGAAAATTGGGAGCGCTTTGGAAAACAAAAAACTCCTGCATGGCAAATCAACAACAGACCCAGCACGCAAACTGTCACAACAATTTTTGAAGAAGACGCAGCAAGCGACTTGCAATTCTGAAATACGTGCTACAATCTGCAAACTCTCGCACTCAGAACAACATGACAACGCTCAGCATTGAAGACTTTGAAACTCAGCAGGACTCGATTGAAATAGAAAAACACTTTCTTGCCGCCGCCTACAACCATCTTTGTTTTGGGTTTGGCGAACAAGATTGGATTGATAAATTCATGGATCTTCCTAAAGGGCGCGAGATATTTTCTGACGCACTCAACAAAAGCATGTTCGATTGCTTGCAAGAAGAACTACTAACTTTCCAGGATGCGCCGACAAACGAAATTACTGTTTCGACTCGCCTTAGAAAGTTAGTTGAATGCGATGCAGCAACAATTGACAATTACATTGATGAGATCGTTTCACGCCCCGTAGAAAAAGATCTTGATGTCTGGAAGAACAAAATTATCCCTATCTGGCATTTTCATCACTCACGCTCGCTTGTCAAAGATCATTTAAGGAATTCGCTGGACATTGTAGAAAGAAGCTGCAATATACAAGAATCTCAAGTTGCGCTTTCTTATGTGCTAAATGCTGCGCAGCTTATTGAGGGCGTAGAAACACAAAAAGATGAGATACATCCCTTTGTCGCCGCTAAGGAAATGCTGCTTGGCCCGAAGCAGGAAAATCGAGTCCTACGCACCCGTTTCGGCTTCCTGAACAGCGCCCTGGGCGGTGGCCTGAACCATCCCACACTTGGGACGGATGGACGTCTGATCGTGGTTGCAGGACGCCCCGGCAGTGGCAAATCCACCTGGGCCATGAACCTGGCTCTCGATGTCGCCACAAAAGGGTGCAAGGTGCTTTTTTACACGCTTGAAATGTCAGACAAAGAAGTTTGTCAGCGCATGTTGTCGTGTCTTGATTATTTGATGTGCTTAGAAAAAGGTGGAACACCTCTTAGCTATGGGCACATCATCAGGCAAATTAAAGATGAAGAGCAGGAAGAAAGAATTCGCTCAATTCCTATCGAACGCATCGCCGACAACTTTATTTTCACAAATACTTACAACGTATCACCGAGTCAAGTCGTAACAAAAATCAAAACAGAAAAGCGCAGGAACAAAGACTTGTCGCTCGTGATCATTGACTACTTGACATTGATGGATCTTGATTCTGATTCAACAAAAGCTGAGACACGAGCACTTGCAATCGGCGCAGCAACACGAAAATTGAAAACTGTCGCACTGCAAACTGGCGTTGACATTCTCGCCGTCTGTCAATTGAACAGAGGCGTCGAATCAAGAAATGACAAAAAGCCCATGCTGTCAGATCTTCGTGAATCAGGGCGCATCGAAGAAGACGCTGACATGGTGATCATGAACTACTGGCCCTGGTATTACGACAAAAACGAAGATGCAATGCGCTACGAGTACGCTGTTGTGAAAAACAGAAAGGGTGCAACGGGAACATGTGAGATTTCTTTTGCAAAAGAGTTCTATGCAATGACGGAGCGTGCAGAATGAATCACTCATCTCGCAACACTCCCTGCCCAATCTGCAACAGAAATACAGATGACAAATGTAGATGGAACGATGAATTTATACTTTGCTATTACGGAGATTCCTTTGCGCCCCCTCAGCATTTGCGTGTCGGCGACAAAATAAAAGTCAATGCAGAAACATTTGCACTGTGTTCAACATTGTCTGGCTTCGCCGGAAGCTCTTATTGCTTTGCACTTGTAGATGATTTCAATTATCGTTTCTTGAAATACGAAGACAAGCGTGCGTACAGAACTCAATGCGTGCGCATCATGAAAGAGTTCTTGCAAAGAAAAAAGTCAATTGATCTTTCTGTTAAATTCATAAAGTTAAACGATAACTTGCAAGCCTATAGATCTGATGAGCTGTTTGATCTAAAGCTAATTGCTCAAAAATGTAAGCTACAGACTGAACAGCTTTTAGTTTACGCATCGGCGAATAAAAGATATGTCGTTGACTATCTCTCGCACGTGAATGCAATTTTTGAGGCAGAGAAAATAGCTATTGATGCGCTCGCTGAGATTTCTAGCTTTGAAGAAGTCTGCTTAGGATGTGCTCAGATATTGACAAAGTAGCAAAAGCGTGCAAGACTTTGCGCAATGCGTACTCACTCTCTCAACGCAGATCAGACAATGCTTGATCAAGCTCCTGCCCAGAAAAAGAAAAACTACATTTCTTGCAAGAAGATCGCATCTTTTCGCAAGGGCATGAAAGCTACAGAAAAAGGAAAAATGTCGTCTTCAAGTTATACATTTTTTGCGTTTGAACATGAAAATTCAATAACTTTTTCATCGCGCTATAGATCAAAAGACTACGAAAGCGGGTCAGTTTTTAATGATCACTTCAAATATCAACTCAAGATCAGAACGTTAAAATCTGGTGAAAAAAGATTTATTTTTTACAACTTGGCTGGGCGCGGAGTCGGAGTTCGCACTTCGTCGCCGAATCACATGCGTAGCAAGTTGGCAATGCTTTGCAGGGCGCAAGAGGGTAATCGCAAAAAACCCATGCACAAAGACCCTGATCGTGGGCTCTACTTGGCTCAGGAGCGTCGCCTACTTGCTTTTCTGCGCAGCTTTCTGAAGCGTCATGGAATCTCGACTCGCTATCTGAACAACGATCCGTTCTCGTTGATGACGCAGCTCTGCTACCCAGGCACTCGTGAATTTACAGATGAAACACTGCGTAAAATTTCTGTTGGTGAATTTCTGCTTGACGATCCCGTAAAAACAATTTTGCGCACAAACGGAAAGAAGAGCAGGCGCGTTCTATTCAGTGCGATCAAGAAAAATCCACTGATGGCGCAAGGATTGCTGCGAATTGCAAAGTACATAAGAATTAATCGCTCACTAGATCATGCGCAAGAATTTCTTGAAAAAATGTCGCAAGCGCATTTAGATCGTTTTGGGCAAGAACGTATATTTTCGGATGGTCTTTATTACGAGTACGGGGCAAAGTATTTGAAAGCGAAGCAAATGAAAGTTTTTGATCGCTTATCTATTGATGCAATCATTTCAGCGCTTTATAGCAATATGATTCTCAATGATACATTTTCAATGATGCACAGACTTAATGCGAATGAAGGATTTGATTTTTCACAAATTCAATACAACTCAATCAGAGAGTTACATGATGCACTAATTGAGCTAACCCCAAAGCGAAGAAAGAATTCATTTACTCATTTTTACTTCAAAGAAAACAATTCATCAATGCTATTTTGCAAAAAGTTGCAAGATAATTTTATTGATGATCGTTATTCAATTTGCTACGCAAGTGGAACAGAAGAACTTTACAGGCAGGCGCAAATAATGCACAACTGTGCATTCTATTATCACAGCAGAATCAAGCAAGAAAATTATGCAATTTTTTGCGTCAAAGAAAACGAAAGAATAGTGTACATGTTTGGAGTGCATCTCTACTACAGAAAAGACGTGAACTGCCTGTGCGCAAAACTTGACCAAGCTGTAGCGGTGTGTAACGAGGAGATTAAAACAAAGATTCAAAACAAATTAAATGATATGATCGCAAAAGCTCTAGCGCCTTCAATTATTTATAGCTATGACAAACGCAAAGATCTCACCGGCGCCGAACTGGGTATCAATCTTCACGCTGCGTGACGAATTAAATGCGCCAGGATACGTCGAAGCTTTTTTGGAAGCACATGACACTTCACATCACTACGGCTGGGCGGTGATGACAACGCGAGGGATTGCTGTGATCAAAGTCACAGACTGGGAAGAAGCTAAAAAAACACAGCCATTTCAATGGTTGAATACGCACCCAAGACAGCCTGCGTCAGTTGAAAGCACGCTTGAGCTTGCAAAAGAGACAGCGAAAAAGCACTATAAAAAATTATCGGAACAGAAACCTGTGTAAAACTAAAAGTCATCCCAGTTCGATTCTTTTCTTTTCTCAAACTCATCAAGCGTTACTTTTTCAAAATCAATAGGCGCAACAGGAATCTTTCTTGTCAGATGTTTGTGAGATGAATTCTCTTCCGTACTAATTCCGTTGATCTCGCAATACTTTTCATGCCACTCCTGAATCATTCTTCTATCAACAAAGCCCTGCATCAAATTTGCAATTGCTTGCACGCTTTCGCCCTTCTCAAAAAGCAAATTCACCGTCACTCGCAGGATGCGATTGAGGGAGGTGGAGGCGCGTGTCGGCATTTTGCAGCTAAAGGGGGTTGACAGCTCGTACAATCTGATGCTACCTTGCATCTGTTCAACACACAAGGCGGCATGTCCGTTCATCAGAAACTCATGCAGGCGCGTATCGCGCTTCAGGGCAAAAAGCTTTCAAAAAGCGGTAAAAATAAATTCGCTGGATACAATTACTTTGAACTTGGGGACTTTCTTCCTACTGTTCAAGAAATCTTTCTGTCGCTTGGAATCTCTGGTGTTGTCAGCTACGGCAAAGAAGAAGCCACGCTGACCATCACCGACTGCAGCAACCCAGACGACTGCATCGAGATCTCCAGCCCCATGTCCAGCGCTGCTCTCAAGGGGGCGCACGAGATTCAGAACCTGGGCGCTGTGCAGACCTACCTGCGTCGCTACCTCTGGGTGACGGCCATGGAGATCGTTGAGCATGACGCCCTAGACGCTGTTCTGGGCAGCGATGCGGGCACTGCAGCACCCAAGACGGCTTCCGCTCCCACGGCAGCTCGCAAGCCCGTTGATGAGACCCCAGGTGGCCTCCCCGCCAGCGTTGCCTTTGCGCCCACCTCGGTCAACGAGAAGCTTGAAACCAAGCTGATGGATCTTGGTATCACACAGTACGGAATCAAAACCGTGCTCACAATCACTGAATCCCTGAGCCTCGCTGAAATCCCTGAAAACAAGGCAACGGCGCTTCTGAAAGCAGTCGGCAGGGATCACGTCAAGATGTTCAATCAAGGCAAGAACAGCAAGGGCGCACAGATCATTCCCGAGCCCGTCAGCGACAAAGTAAACACTAAGTCGATTGATGATCTTGCAAAAGCTGCTGAAGATGCTTTTGGAGATGACTGATGAAAATCAACACAAGTCAGCGAGTTACGTTTACTCTCCCTCGCCCCATTTACGAGAAACTTGTTGAGCTGGCACAGCTAAGCGATACAAGTATTGCTGGGTTGACGAATCGAGCTACTCGTGAGTGGCTGGAGGAGAACTACAAGCAGTTCATCGCTTTTTACTCAAAAGACAAATCGGCGACGCAAGAGCGCTGGAAGTAATCAACAGAAATCACAATGAGAAACAACACTGTTTTCACGATCAGCATCACTGTCGCATCTCTCGCGGCCCTTGCTTTTGTTCTCTGGGGACTTCCCCAACTCGGCGTCTACAACCGCACCTTGGCCGGCAAAGCCTCCCTCATGGAGGCAGAGAGCACGCGCCAAGTGAAAGTGCTTGAAGCGAAAGCCAAGATGGATGCGGCATCGCTCGAAGCGAAAGCCGAGATTGAACGCGCCAAAGGCGTAGCCGAAGCTAATCGCATCATCGGGGATTCGCTAAAAGATAACCCGCGATATTTGCAGTACTTGTATATAGTAGGTTTGCAGGAGGGGAGCGAGAAAGGTAATCGCACAATTTATGTCCCCACCGAGGGCGGCCTTCCCGTTCCGACGCTTGGTATCGACAAATGAGTGCACGTTATTTGGTGTACCAAGTCGGCTGCATCGAGTGCGGTGTGTCTTCTTACCCAATCAAGACTTGCGCAACACTTGAAGACGCTCAAGCTGTAGCCAAGGCTCACCCAAGCACTTGGGAAACCGAGGGCGGAGAAGGCTATGTCACCGTTGTCGACCTACAAGAGTGCAAAACAATCAGCGAGCACAGAAAAAATGACTGAAGAATTTCAAACTCAAGAGCTTCAAATCACCAATCAACCTCGAGTCGTTTACTCGCCAACGAAGGTCATCTGCCCCAAGCACGGCACACACCCTCACACGATTAGCAGCAACATCCCCGGCCATGAAGGCACTTGGTGCATGTTGTGCGCTTTGGAACGACTAGGCCCTTCGCTTCCTACAACTGATGTCTGACAAGCAACACCCGATTACCCCGCCGCCTGAGCTGGCAATCCAATGGAGCATAGAATCCGAACGAGAGCACCAACCGACAGTGGCTTGCAGCTTGGTGAGCCTGCTGGCCACTAAAGCCGCCCGATGGGGGGCTGATCAGGAGCTGGAGGCGTGCACAACCTGGCTGCTTCTGAATGGGTGGGGCCAAGCCATCAATGGTCTCCGCGCCGCCCGCCGCCCCAAGCCGTCGAGCTTGAAGGAGCAGAGCATTGCTCTGATTGACAAGATCCAATACAAAAAGGAGATGTGGCAGACAGACGACCTTGACGTTGTTCGCCGCGCTCTTGAATCCCTGCCCGATTAGTCAACATCCCTAGTGACCATGAACGAAACCATCCACGTTCCCATCAAAAACCCCGACCCCTGGAAGCACCGCTCCGAGGGAATGCGTTGCAAGTCCTGCATGTGGTATGCCCCAAAAGAGCGAACGGACGGCATCACCGACATTGGTAGGTGTCGCCGCCACGCGCCAACCATGAACGGCTATCCAGTTGTTTTCGTTAATGATTGGTGCGGCGACCACAAGCTGAACGAAAACTGGCTCTCTTAGTCCACCTCACCAATCACCATGACCGATTACAAACAACTGTGCGTTGAGCTGGTGCGTGTTGCTGACGCTCTTGATGGCAGAACGCCTTTGACTAGCAATCAAGGCCAGGCGCTAGACGGCTACTCCTCCTTGGCTCAGTTTCGTTATGTGGCTGATCGCGCCCGCACCGCTTTAGCTGAGCCCGAGCCGGAGGGGCCGACGGACGAGGAGATTATGGAGGTGATGCCACAACAGATGCGTGATGATTTGGCTGCCGCCGCACGTGCGCTGGCAGGCTTCGATCCCGACAACATCAAAGCCGCTTCCGTCTTTCGCATCATTCTCAACCGTCATTTCGTAGATCACTCCCGCGCCGTTCTTGCCCGCTGGGGCAACCATCCGGCGCTGCAACCAATTTCAGTGAGCGAGCGCTTGCCGGGGCCGGAGGATTGCGATAGGGAGGGGAATGCCTGGGCTTGGCGACGCTTCGATCCAGAAGGCGGCATTGACAATGGCGATTTTTGGTGCTTGGCCTCTTGCGAGTGGCTGGGGGATGAAGATTCTGGCTTTACCCACTGGCTCCCCGCCCACGCCCTGCCGGGGCCGCAGCCAGTGCTGATGAGCGAGCGTCTGCAGCAGGTAGAAGATCTAGCCGCTGATGCGATTGGTGCATTGCGTTACATCGAACAAGTTCACGGTCGTCTCTATGGGGTTGGCTGGGATCGCGTTTATGAGAAGGCTGATCGTCTGCTCCCCGCCCACGCCCTGCCGGTGCCCAGCCATGACTGAACTTTCACCCGCTGCCGAGGCAGTGCTTGATGCCGTCCACGATGTCATACCCGTCACTTCTCTTGTCGAAGTGCTTGCTGTCGCCGCCGCCCTACGTGCTGCTGTGGACTACACAAAAGTGAATCCTGGCCACGACATATGGCAGTGCGATGCGAACGAGCTCCTCGCCATCGCCGCCGAGCTTGAAGCCAATGGCTGATTACCAAGAGTACACATTTCAAGTTCCGCCCAAGCCAAAAGGGTGGTGGGTGATCGGAAAGAGCCACTGGGAGCAAATTCAGTTTGCTGTGTACGTTAAACCAAACCGACTGCATCAACTTATGACTAAAATTTTTCTCGGATGGGATTGGCTTGACAATGGCTGAACTTTCACCCGCTGCTCAGGCTGTGCTGGATGCCATCAAAAGCGAACTTGACCACGCTCCGTGGGATCTGTCTTTTATCGCTGGATCAAGTGCTGCAGCCGCCCTTCGTGCTGCTGCGGATCAGGTGGTGCCGATGGCACTGTGCGTCCACAACGATGACTTTGTTTACGTCCGCAACCAACTGCAAGCCATCGCTGATGAGCTTGAAGCCCAGTAAGCCGTCAACTTGTAAGGCTGGCTGACACGTTGCCCGGACGTGTCAAACATTCCGGAATTTCCGGACAGTTCGAGCCAAGCCTAGTATCCAGACCCACTTTGTTATTTCATGAACAAGCATTCTTCTCGGCCACCTTATTGGGCAGCCATATGGTTTGTTTGGCTTTCAGGTGGTGTTGCGATTCTGATTCACGTCATCCGCTGCAGCTCAAGTCCTTAGTTGGCCTTCTTTCAAATCCAAATCAACTCCTAATTTTCCTCAAATTAGGACTTCAGCCAACTCGCCTCGCCCGTGCCGCTCAACAAAGCCTCTCTGCCCTGCCCCAAATGCAACGCATTAATCACAAAGGTTACAAGTTCACTAAGAACCCCGAGCGGTGATTTTTACAGATACAGGCAATGTGAGTTCTGTGGGCACAGATACAAAACAATGCAGCTCGCTGAAATCCTTGCAGAACCTGGCGACGTAAAAACAACTCACGAGGGTCACGCTGCAATCATTAACTGGAGACGTGTTTTTGACCGAGTTCTCCCTACCATCCTAAAAAACAATGACGCCTCTCGAGCGTGAGCCTTGCCTCGCCATCTCTCCAGTTATCAATGATCGAGCGCCGGAAGAGTGGGAGGCGGAGTCAAAACGCGCATTGCTTGCAATTATCGTTTACTTACGAGATAATGGGTACTGGCAGGCGGCTGACTTCCTGCTTTCAGACTCTTCTCTCTAATCAGAAAACATGGCGCATCCCAAATCAGGCTTTTACGTCAAGGACGATCACGAATACGTTTCCGTCAGTTCAGTCCTGGGCAGAACGTCAGAACTGTTTGACCCCAACAAGATGAAAGGGCTTGAGATCTGGCGACAGATGGAACCCAACTGGGAAGACATCATGCAACGGGCGCAGCGCAGAGGAACAATCATTCACGCGGAAGTAGAAATGTCATTTATGGGTGACGCAGAAAAACATAAAATGGATCATGCGACAATGGATGAAATCATGGATTACAACATCCATGAATACATCACTCATCTTTCGCCTGTTCTTGATTTAATCAGAAAAGAGAATTTCAAAAATGATGTCAGCGCACCATCCTTCTTGATGGAAGAAGCCCTTTACTGTCACTTGGGCTATGCGGGAACTGCTGACTTGCGCCTGCACTGGGATGGTCAGTACAGCATCTGGGACTGGAAAACGGTGCGCTCGTACAAAGAAGAAGGCGTTAAGAAAAAAGCAAAATCAATGTCTCATTACAAAAGCGCTGAGGTGCAGATCGCTGCATACGCACTCGCTCACAATCTCGCTGTAAAACGCGGCGAACTTGACAATGAGATAACTCAGGGTGTAATCTGTGTTTGCTACGACTGGCGTGAACCTCACGTTCACGTTCTGAACAAGCAAGAGCTGAAAGCTCGTGCGCAAGAATTTATCGAGCGTTACAAGGCTTACTGCTCACTCGAAAACACCCAATTCCCAAGGCTCATTGAGCCTGAACTCTGATGCTCACTCTCGTCGCTAGCGGTTATGTGACCGGCGAAGTTCAAGTTAAAGATGGCGACTATGGCAAGACTGCCACTGTCGGTATTCGCTCTAAAACCACCAACGGCAAACAGACCCATTTCGTCAACGCCACTTTTTACGGCAAAAAGATTGAAACTGCCGTCAAGTTCATGGAAGATGGACGCCAAGTAACTCTTGTTGGAACCGTCAAAACCGTTTCCCCCAAGAAGAAAAAGGATGGCACTGAATACGTCGCCATCTACATGGATGCAACTGATTTCACCATCCCAGAGCGCCAAGGACAGGAAATGCCATCTCGCTCCCAGGCCCCCGCTGCAGACGAAATGCCTTTCTGAATTCTTGGCGGAGCACGGTCCTATCCCACTGAAACAGGACTGATTCACCTCCCCAGCGCCAACGTTTCTACTGCTCGGGCCAAGCGGTAGCGGCTAAACACAAGCGCACGCAACGTCAAGGGGTCTCATCAGGGAGCAAGGTGGTACCGCCCTTCGCATGAGGGTTCTGGGCCTTGTCAAGGTGAATAGCCCGTAAGCCCAAGACTTGAAAGCCCCTTCGGGGGTTTTCTTGTATCATTTAACAGCGACAGCAAATTGCAGTGAACAAACTCATCGGACTTTATAGCCCCGCCCCTCAGTCTGGTAAATCGCTTGCGGCAAACGTTCTTGCGCGAACAAGTCATCGCATGATGAGCTTCGCAGAACCAATCAAGCGAATGGGTGTAGAGTTTTTTGTTTCGCTTGGATACGAAAAAGATGAGGCCGTTGCACTTGTGTGGGCACACAAAGAAAGAGTCGTACCTGAAATCAACGCAACCCCTAGGCATGTTCTGCAAACACTTGGCACACAGTGGGGGCGTGACTGCATTAATCAAAATATCTGGTTAGATTGCATGAAGTATCGCATTGAAAAAGAGCAAAACTATGGCGTTGTAATTGACGATGTTCGCTTTCTTAACGAAGCAGAAATGATCAAAGATATGGGTGGTGAAATGTGGAAGATTATTCGCCCATCAGTTGTCAATAAAGAATCTCATGTTTCAGAAGGCGGACTTGATGACTGGGACGGATTTGACCGTGTTATTGAAAATACTGGTACAATTCAGGAGTTTCGAGCGAAGCTTGACGCATTGATGATATGCTGAAAGATCGTGGTGATATTTTCTATGGGGCGCGTCTTGTAGCGGATGCACGCCTTCACTTGGGCGCAGTAATTAATGGGGGC